ACGGCAACCAGTGAGTTCTACACTTCTCTAGTAGTCGGCAGCGTCAGATGTGTATATTAGACAGGGCCCTATAGTCTATATACTTGACCTCTACACCCTTGGCCAGTAGATTATTAGCTATCGCCATTGCTAAGTGAGTCTTGCCACTTCCCACTTGCCCTAATATCATCAGGCTTTTAGTCTCTGCATAGGCTTTGGATTTAACATAGTCCATGCAAGCATTCTTGATATCTTTGTTGGTTTGAGTTTCCACAAAATTGCCAAAGTTTTTAGACTTGAACTTATCAAGAATCCCTGATCTAGCTAAGGCCCTTTCATGATCTCTTTTAGCCTTGCAAGTGCATTCAACCATCACTTCTACACCATCAATGATTTTTGGAATATATTCCAGGTCTTCACACTTAGGGCATTTATAAGTCTTTGTCTCCAAAGTCGTAGTTACTCCACTTGTCTGCTTTGCCTGTAGTTTCCTCATTCGCTTGGCCCAGTCTATTTGATTCAATAGTCTCACCGCCTTCCAGGTCTAGATAGTCATATATACCAGTCCTGAAGAAGGTGTCCCCTTGCTTATACCTCAACTCCTTAAAGCCTGATGCCTTCTGCTTCTCAACATCTGCCTTGTAGGTCGCTATTGCATTGAGTACCTGTTGCTCTGTATAGCCTTTTAACAGTTTTTCAATGCTCTTCATAGCGTGGATCTTACCTTTCTTCACTGGATAGGCTGCCCATATTCTCCCCTGTATTTCAGATTTGAGTTCTGCATGTGCATCAGCAGATGCAGTATATATATTATCTTTACTTTTCTTTTCTTTACTTTTCTTTTCTTTGTATGAATTTGTATTACGTTCGTTATACGTTCGTATTACATCCGTATTACGTTCGTATTCATCATCATTTCTTTTATTTTTTTCTTTATCCCATCTTTTATTGATAGATTCCTGTGCTTTCAACCTTTTCAGGTCTTTAATATTCATTCGTTCCATGAAGCTTTTAGAGTAAAAAACACCATCATCAACTATAAATAAATCATAATCATTGATTACTTTTTTAACCTTTTCTTCATCAACACGAAGATCATACGCAATCATCATATAATCATTTTTGCTTATATAATCATCTTCTTCACGTAGCCTTTCAAGAATCATAAAGTATATTGCATATCCCTCAGCTCCTAAATCCATTCTTACTTTTAATAGCTTGTCTGAATTTCTTGCATTGCTATCGTGTGAGAAGTATGATTTATTTGTTTTCAACTACCTCACCTCCTGAATAAGAGTTAGTGAGGCGGTGTATTTGTTCTGCAGTATATCTGATGTCAAATTCGCTATAGTCATCCCTATGCCCATTTTCAACCTGCCATTCTAATTTATTAATGGCTAGCTTTACCGCCTCTTCTATAGTCATTATTTCGCCCCCTTTACTGGCGCATTCTCTATACCTGCTATAAGCTCGTCATATTCTGCCATAGTCAATTCTTTGGCACTATTCTTGCCCTTCTTGTGAATTGATTTGTCGATATCTGCCCTACTATATCCCTTGCTACCGCCTATTGCGTATAGCCTTGATAGTTGGCTTTCGGTAACTAGCTTATCTGTCTTACCTGACCCTGCGCTAGTTCTTGATGTTTGCTTTGTAGCGTTCCCTTTTGCTTGTCTATAATATTCGTCTGTGTCAGGATCCTTTGTGTCATCAATAAGGAATAAGCCATTTAATGCATACTTCCTAGCATATGATGAACTTGTTCCGGTTACCTGCGCTCCGTCCATTCCTTTTTTTGATTCTTCTTCCCTGGCAAAGGCACAATTTGTTATGTGAGTTTCGCCATCTGATACAGTGCATGTCGCCTTGATGTAATATCTATCCCCGACATGCTCCATGGTGTCACTTATCATAAGGAATAACCCATGCTTGGCTAGAATCGGTTTTAGGGCCTCAAGTATATCCTCGCAACTCCTGTAGTTATACTTGCCGAAGCTATTGTATTGTCCTTTTGGTGCTTTTAGTTCCTCTTGCACTTTGGTTAATTTTTCGTATATAGTCATTGCCTTACTCCTTCTTAGTCTTAGGCATTACTAGACTATCTTCAAATAACAGATGCGCTCCTGGTATTTCTTGGCCATCTTTTATGGCCTTCTTAATCGCTGTTTTATCTTCCTTGACTTCAACTTTTGTGACCCTGTATTCTTCCGGTATTTTGGTTGGATCATCAACAACTACCTTGCCAGTACCTTTTCTAACTGTCATGTTTCCTAAGTGCGTTTCAATCTTCTTCACTTCCATTGCCTGCATGCACTCAAGGGCATATTTCTTAATGCTGTCTATCCTTGCCTGCTTTTTTGTCTTCAGGTCGGCCAGCCTTTTTCTTTCAGCCTCAATATTCTCTATCATCATTTCATTAGCTCTTACTACTGCTATCAGACCTTCTGACTTGCCCTGTATAAGCTTTTCTACAGTTGCCTTAATCTCTTTTACCTCTTCCGTTGCTTCGCTGTCTCCTGACTCTTCTAGCCTGTCTAGCAGGCCTTCCAATTCCTTTACATCCTGTCCTAACTCATATAGTGTACTCATATTTACCCCCTGTTTCTTAAAATGGACCACGATCCATTGTTAATATCTCTTGTTCTAAATCATGTTTCTCTTTTTTCAACTGCTTGTTTTCATCTTCAAGAACTTTGCACTTTTCTTCAAACACATCTACTTTAAACTCAAGTAAGCTGATATGCCTGCTCTTTTCCCTGACAAGTTCTTCAAGCAGTTCTTCGGTGCTTTTCATTTCGTCCCCCTTGTGATATAATTAAATTGGTTTTTTTGATTAGTCGGCTATTTTAGTCGGCTTTTCTTTATTTTTGGTAGTAATACATCTTTAAATTACCTTTGGTAACTTCATGCTTGGCGCCACCGCCAACGCTCTCTATTGTCTGCTTTTCGTTTATGTCTAGATAGTCTTTTAGTGCGTCTTTACTGTCTGCCCACATAATCACTTGTGTTGCTACTCCCAACCATAAACTCACGGAAATCACACCTACTGACTCAAAATACTTACCAAGTTCTGTTAATTCTTCAACTTTCTTGTTAAACTCATCTATATCTATTGTTTCAACCTTTTCAACATCCTCGACACTAAAATTCAACTCTTTAATTTTACTCATTTTTTACCTCCTAAATCTTATATATTCTGCCATCTTGTCCATGCTATCCTGATATACTCAAGGCCTATCAGCAGGGCGTATCCTATAGCCCCTAGAAAATCATCTACTGCTTTCATTTCTTATCACCTCAAATCTTATATGTCTTTACTTCTTTGCGCCTGACTTCATCAGTCAGATTTACGTATTCTTCCATGAACCATCTAAACGCTTTTCTATCCACCCACTTAAGCTTTTGGCTGTGGTAGATGTAAGCACTCTTAGGTAGCTTACTGTCTGCCCTCTCAAACTCAGCTATAAAATCCCTTACATACCTACTGGCAGTTGATTTCTCAAAGCCCCAAATAGCCTTAATTTCATGGAGCAATAAGACATCTTTGGTCTCCAGTAATGCCACTAGAGATTCTAACTCCTTTTCTCTTGACTTATTCACTTTTTCGCCCCCTACTTTTTTGTATCTTTTTAAGATACCAAGTCATCAAAAAAAATACTGTCTACTTCATCACCTGAGAGATTCAGTATTTTTTTTATTCTGAATATCTCACTTTGATTAAACTCCGCCCCGTACCTACCGTTGATTTTAGCGGATAGCCTCTGCTCTGATATGCCTAACTCTTCTGCAAGACGTGTTTGCGTAAATCCATTTAGCACCATCATTGATTTCAATTTAGCTGTATTCATTGCACCACACCCTTTCTTTTATTTTGTATCTTTTTTAGATACTTAGATTTTAACACCCTATTTTATGCATGTCAATACTTTTTGTATCTTTTTTTTAGATTTTTTAAAAATTTATTGAAACTCATTAAAAAAAATGTTAAAATAAAGATACATCAGGGAGAGGGGGTGTTTAGCTTGCGAAGCGCAACAGATGTTATGGCAAAGAGAATAAAGGAAAAAAGATTAGAGCTGGGATTGACCCAGGAAGAGTTAGGCAAAATGATCGGTACGCAAAGAGCGGCTGTTAACAAATATGAATCCGGTCTCGTTGAAAACATGAAAAGAAGTACAATTAAACAATTGTCATTAATTTTTGATGTGGACCCGAAATGGCTTATGGCGTTTGACATAGATGACGTTAGCTTGGTTAAAAACCACAATAGCTATAAAATATTCCCTGTTGGTATATCAGCCGGTTCTCTTGAGAATATAGATGGAATAGATTCCTACGACATGATCACTATTGCAGATGAAATAATGGGTAAGTATGCAGGAAGAAAAGGTGTTATAATTTTAAAAGTTAATGGTGATAGCATGAATAGAATTATTCCTGATGGCGCTTATATAGTTGTAGATACCAACAAAACTACCGTGACTGACATATCAGATAGGGATATTATAGTATTTGCCAATGGTGGAGAAGGTTATTCCGTTAAAAGATATGTTAACGATACTAAAAATGAACGTTTTCTATTTAAACCTGAAAGTACTGATGATACATTTACTGCGATAGAGATTAATTATGAAAACTCTTTAGATCTAAAGCTTATCGGTAAGGTTGTTAAATATATAGTTAGTTTAGATTAAATTTTAAAAAGGAGAACTGTAATGTATGATCAGAAAACTTTAAGAAGTCTATTATCTGGTATGGGAG